GTTGAGTTTACACAATTAACCGTCACGTCTTCGGATGCCGTTATATTGGCGTTAACTGTGTTTATATTTATATCGCCTGGGGCATCACCAACGGTATCAATATCTAAGTCGCCACTGTTTTTGAAATGGATATTAGCGCCGGTCCCTGGATGCCAAATTGTGACCTCGCCTTGCTCAACGCCACCTTTACGCTCAACAGTCACCCCCATTACAACGCGGCCTTCTTCGTCAATTACTTTGAATAATTGCCCATCAGGTAAGTTGGCATAAATTCCATATGGCTGGGCTGATTGGAAATCCCCAACACGATCAAGAGAATTCCCTTGTTGTTTGGGAAATTTCTCACCGGCATCTTTTCCAGTGATAAGACCCCACAAGTTAGCCAAACGCATTTAACGCACTCCCTACTTTTTTCTGACTTTGGATCTGCTCATCAATTGTATAAACATTTCTTTCAACAAATTCAAAGGTGGTTGTAGTTGGTGACCCCTCAGCCTGTGAAAATGTGACACTATTTGTCAGCATGTAACTAGTTATGTCAGCAGCAACCGAGATTATTAATATTAGCTCGTTTTCTTTCCACGGGGTGCCATCGGGTTTGGCATGGCCAGCAACCGCGCAGGCGTATTTTGTGGCCCTTGCTTTTGATAGCTGCCTAGACCACTTTGAACGGTCTTTTAGTTGCGCGTTACTGTAGCCCTTCGGCTCCACTGTTACGCGCTGTCGTCCTGCCCTAGCTGATGTATCGGCGACCCCCGCGCTCTGTACCTGTACGCCAGCAATGTCAGGTGACGGTGTAAGGTTTAAAGCGAGGGGGTCTAACTGGCCCTTATTAATGTAATTTCTAAAAATTTCTTTATCTTGTTTAGTCCACGACTGGCTGATTATATTATCATCGTTACCAGATCCATCACTTTTTAACGTTATCCCCGTCTCTATGGGCGAAGACTGAGTTATTAAAATATTCCCGTCTTTATCGGATGATAAAAGCGCCTGCCGCTTCATGGCATAAAGGGAAACAAATTCTAGGGCGTTTTGCCCAACCTTTGGGGATAAAATATCTTCTGCGGCATTGAATGGGGGTGGGCTTAGCTCATCAACTACCTGCAAATCTTGCCCTAAATGTTTAATAACTATTTCAATTAGCCCTTTTAGGGTTAGCTCGCCCGTGGTTCGAATGTCGTTTATAACATCAATATCGGAGTCTATAAAATCCTGTGTTCGGTCTCGGCCCGTGTATGTCACGGTGTGAGTGCCTTCCGTTTCTTGCCCATTAACACCATCAATATAACCGTCTAATACTTGCTTATTATCAACTAAGCACTTGACCCTATCCCCAGCTTTAAAAGGGGGGAAATCATTCACAGAGGAAGCCACAAAGGTAAAATCATTGGCCATTGTATCAACGGCAAGGGTGATGCTTGCGCTCATGAAATTAGTGTAAGGCGTTCCGTTTACCTCGAGGTAGATCATACCGTTAATATCCTGATATCCCCAGAAACAAAGGCGCTCTGTTGCACCCCGTTTAATTCGGAAATGACATCCACCAAATCAGTGGAGCCGTAATACTCAAAAACCAGAACGGGCAAAGGGATTTGCCTAGTATTGATTGTGATTACTTTTCGAGTGTTTAGAAGTATTTCAGCAAGTGCAGCATTTGCCTGAATTCGCAAATCATCAAGGGTTATAAGCGTTTCATTGGATAGCAGTTCGTTATCTCGAACGTCTGTATATTGATCTTCTAGCTGGGCACTAATTGCGGCTAAAGAATCCTCATTATCAAATGCTATTTGAACAGCTGAGACATAAGCATAGCTTAATGACTGGGTTTTTATATTTGCCCTAATCAGATCCTGATTTTTTTGGCGCTCAATCCGCCCAGCTGTATTTTGGGCGAACGAATTATCATTAGCGCCGAAATCGAATAGTGTTGATATTATTGCAACCGTTTCTGTGGCTGAATCGTAAAGATTATTAAGTGAGGTGAATAACCCGCCTATACCACCGCCTAACGCGCTAGGGGTTTGTATTAGCGTTGTAACGTTATTGGCGTAAGCTACTATTTTACCGTTGAATTCGTTTAGGTCGTCACTAGTTGATTGAATTATGGTTGAAGCATCAGATATAGCGCTGGATACATTTAAAGCGTCATTGGTTGCTGCTGTGAAATTGCCCGTAAAACTACTTGTAACAGTGTAACCAGCCACGATATCAGCCACTAAAGCAGTGTTTAATACTTCGCTTGCTGCCTGCACTTGGCTTGCCGTGTTGCCAGAGGAAACAGGAATGCCAGTGGCACCATCCACAAAAAATTCAACGGTAAACTCTGCGCGGCCTAATTTCGATATGGTTTCATTGATCGAATACTTGCCGTTTCTTACGTTTTCAATTTTGCCGAAAGTTGGGTGGATCAAAGACCCCTTAATCCCATCTTCAAAAACTCTTAGCAAATTATCACGGACATTATAATAATTTTCGTGCGGTATGATTCCAGTGATGGAGAATTGGCGGGGTATTAGCCCTTGATCTTCAATGGACTGGGTATCTGCACCGGGGTAACGAATCACGTTTAGCCGCCGACCGCCATTTGTAGGCATTACTTTTGCTAGGTAAGAAACACCTTTATAGCTGGATTCTTTTAGCTGTATTAAGTCAGTCATTATCTGGCTCCGGCAGTTGTGAAACCGACATCTGAACGCCTAGCGCCTGTGGTTGTTACTTTTGTGGTATCAGTCTGTTTTAAACCACTATCAAGACCCACATTGACATCAACGCCGACTCTCGTGTTACTTCCAATTTCGGCTTGTGGCTCGCTTTCTGGCCCCAAGAATTGGGCTTTTATTGCTCCAATATCGAACTGGCTAAAATCCAATGTTGTGATAGCCCCTATAGTTTGACCAAGGATTGAAGCAAAACCAGATATTCCTCGAATAATAAGATCAAGAGAGCCGCCGATAATCGCGCCTATTAACTCGCCAAGGTTAGCGAATTCCATTAGGCTTTTTGCTGATTCTGATTCTGGTGAAAAAAGATCTACAATTATTCCAGCAGCCTCCACAAATTGATCTACAAGCCGCCCAACTGTTGGCCCTAATGTTGAGCTTATACCATCAGCAATACCGCCAAAGAATGCAGATATACTACCCCAGTTTCTTCTTATCAATTCAGCCGCTGCCGCAATTCCCAAAACTATAGGCATAATTGGCGTAAGTGCTGCCAGTGATATTCCACCGAACACCGCAAAAGCCGCCGTGATTGCTGGTAATGCTAAAGCTAAGCCACCTATTACCAGCAAGAGGGGCCCAATAACTGCGGCTATACCAGCGATAACTAATATAACTTTCTTAGCCTCTGGGCTTAGTTCTTGAAGCGTCAAAACCATTGATCTTATGGCTTTGGTTAAAGTTAAAGCCATAGGCAACAACACATTACCAAATGATTCTTTTAAATCTTGTATTCTTGAAGAGGTTATCCGTTCTTGGTTTGCCAATTCATGGCTCGTTCTTGAGAAATCCCCTATTGCGTTTTTACTTTGTTCAACAGCAATGGCAAGCGTTGCAACGGCCTTTGCCTGCCGCATAGTTTCAAAGCGCTGGCCTTTTGCTATCAATTGAGAAACTTTTGTTTTTACATCCTTTTCAAGAATAGCCACGCCGAGAGATTTAAGGGATTCACGTTCCCCGAGCAATGCTTTTGTAAGCGCATCACTGGCACCCTTTGCACCGCCTGAGAAGTTTGTAAACGATGCCAAATCAACGGCCAATTCGTTTACTTGTGTGGACAATTCAAGGGCTGAATCTTTGGTGAACCCAAAGCCAGTTAATAAATCGCCAGTATCACCAAGCATTTGCTTTGCAGCCGTTCCAGATAGTCCGAAATTGGCCGCTAAATTATTGGCTGATGCTAAAGATTCTTTTGACAGCCCCTTAAATACCGTGTCAAATTTTGAGCTAGTTTCTTGGGCATCTCTGGCGGCATCTTTCAAAGCTTTTGCCATCAATAAAATGGGGGCGGTAACTGTTGCCGTAATTATGGCCCCATTACGCCTTGCATTTACTGTAAAAGCAGCGAAAGACCTTTTGGTTTTTTCTATCGATTTTCTAAGAAATTCTGAGGACTTGGCAGTTTTGCGAGCAGCGGCGCTAAATTGATCCCTGGCTTTTATTGCATACTGAACAACAAATGATTTATTTGACAACTTTCAACTCCTCCGAAATCTTGTTGGAATGCTCAACCAGCTCATTTATTCTTTCGAAGCCTTGGCCCTGCAAATAATCAGGCGATAAATAACCATTAAAACTATATCCGAGCTTGCTTAATCTAAATTGATAGTCTTTATCGCCAACGATTATCAATCCATTATAAAATTTGCTGTGTAAGCTCCTATCATTCGCTTGAAATCTTTGTGACTCATCCTGTCCATCATTGGCATGGTCATCTGCTTTTCACCACCGACAAAAGCCACCTCTCTGAATAAGGCTCTAAAATGGATAACGATTTTTTGCATATCGATGCCACTACTAGTCATCATTGAAAGCATGGCATCGGCATCAATAGCGGATTTCTTATCTTCCTTTTTTGATTTCTTGGAGCTTTTAGATTCTTCCTGCGCTTCTGCAATAATACTTTCGTCTATTGTTCCGGCCATTTTGATTAAACCAGACTGAATCAAACCCTCTATTTCACAGCAAATATGTGAAACTTTTCCGGTTGGTTCCCGTAGCTCGATATGGGTTCCTTCCATATCTTTGCTGTCGTGATTGTACTCAATGGGTTTTTTTAACTCAAAATTGTATTCGTTCATGGTATAGCCTTTGACATTGCGGTTTTAATATAGCCCCTTTCGGGGCCACTTGTTAACTTGGTATAGCTGGCGCGGATTTAAACTCCACTGGTATGGAACCCTCGTTTTGTATTGCCTTCTCTGGATCAGATACAACAATAGCGCTTTTAAAAGTTCGACCAAGGCGGTTACCTGCCTGATCTGTTCCCGATATTCTAACCGTTCGACCTGCGCCCTTTGCGTGGACATCACGGGTTTGGTTCATCATATCGATAGAGGTGGGCACTTCAAACTTAACCATTGACACTTTGGTTGTAGTGTCCTGTGACACGATAAGAATAGTCTTCCCACCTTGGGTAGCCGATTCAACCGAAGACTCCCCCAAGCCCTCAGTATATGACAATGAATTACCCTTTACAGGCCACGCATTATCATCAACTTCGACCGATACATCTGTTAATATAATTTGATCAGCCATAATTTTATACCTCGAAAGCCACTTTCATGCCGTAAGTTACGCCGCGTAATTGAACGACA